GAATGCCAACATCAATCGTATGCTTACCCTGCATGACACCACCAGACTGCAGTGCATTAGCAATGACAGTAAGCGGAATGCCCATCTCCATGACGTTCAAGAAGTCATCACGGAACTGGGGGTCAACAATACGTTGCACATAAAACTTCATAGCTTCCTCAACAGTAGCATACTGTGGAGGCTTTTCCCAAGGTCTGTTTCCCGGTTCAGTTGTCAGTGACATGCCGGGAATAGGGCCATCATGGATGGGTTCTTTAAGCTTTGCCATTCTTGAACTTCTTTCGTTCGTTACGGATTTGCATTACCATATCAGCAACAATATCAATAGGCGTCATTGGAGTTTCTTTTGGTTTACCTGTCTGTTCACGTGACAGCAACCCAAATGTCTTCTGAGGTTTAGATTTGTTTTTAGGAAGGGGAAGATTCCTATATGCAGCACGACCCATGTTATACATCATACTACTCCTTAAGAAAGAACGTTGCCAATAACGTTACTTGTAAAAACTTTTGCTACAAGCGCGCCAAATGAAGCAGACGACTGTGCATCTTGTTTCATCTCTGCAATAGCTTTCTCTGTGTCTGCATTAAGAACTGCGATTGCAAGATTAGATGCACGTTCACGTTCATTCTCAGCGCTAGTCCATGCCCATTCCATGTTGTCCCTTTGATACTGCCACAGATTGTCTTGGGCAGTCTTAGAGATATTCATTAGGTTATTGGCATTGATCTCATTGGCGCGATTGACAGCTTCTGTTTCTGCAGTAGCAAGTTCACGACGCCATTGTACATTAGATTGCTCAATAATCAACTGGTTTTGTGCATTGAATTGCTCACGTTGATTGTTCAGTTCAGCATTGAAACGCTCAACAGTATTCTTTTGTGCGGCATTGAATTGGTCTTGAGCATTCTTCTGCGAAGCATTGAACTGGCTAATCTGAGATGCAAGATTAACGTTGAACTGATCGACTTGCATTTTAGAACTTGCATTGAATTGTTTTGCAGCATTCTCAGCAGCAGCATCAGTAAGCATTGCTTGAATACGGGCTTGAGATTTAAACAAAGCTGTTTGTTGTTCGTTGCTAAGGTTTTGCATATCCATCTGCAGAAATGCATTAGCATTTTGAACAGCAGTCTGTTGACGATTATTAAGATTGGTCAGTTCAACTTGCGTCATTGCCGCCATATCAGCAAGAAGCTTAGCGTTACGCGCATTAAGATTAGCAATGTCTACTGTCTGAGCATTACGTGAGTTCTCAAGAGCAATCTGAATATCTGCATTAAAGTTCATGTTGGCTACATCAGCAATGCGAGCAGCATTCTGAACACGTGCTTGGAACTCTTGTGTAAACTCCATGCCCATGAAGGCAGCACGTTGTTCCGCAGCGAACATTGCAACTTGCTGACGATTGCTAAGGTTCTGTGCCTCAAACGATGCACGAGTCTGAGCATCCTGCATAGCAATAGGCAGCGCAGACTCCATAGCAGCCTGCACGACGGCCTGTCCTGCAAGAGAGGATGCACCAAGGCCACGAGCAGCAAGTGCGGCTGTAGCGGCCCTCATAGCGCCTGCAGCCCATGCAGGAGGCTCCTTGCCTTCAAACTGTGTCATAAGCTGAGCCATCTGGCCCTGCACTGTAGCCATCTCAGAAGGCGTAGCTTCAGCAGCTTTTACATTAGACACAAGTTTTTCAACACGAGCCATGTCAACAGCGGGGCCACTGACCAACTCACCAGCTTGCACTTCCATAGGGGGTGGTGCTTTGACAGTTTGAGCTTCGGTAATTTCTGCTGCAGTCATGCCGAGTTGGGCAAGATTAGTTGCATCCATAGTTTGTGCTACAGCAGCAGATTCAGGCGACACTTCGCCTTTAACAGCCTTGACTTGCTGGACGACTTGTTCAATATTGGGTGAAGCTTTAGTAGCCTCAAATGTTTCTGCTTTAGCTTTATCCGCTGCAGCAACAGTTGTAGTTTCTGCAAGCGTAGTAGGAACAGCCATTTGTCCCGATACTTGTCCAGCACCAGCCGACATAACTTGCTCTGGAGTAACTGTAGTAGTGACAGGAGTTACAGTAGCACCAGTAGGAAGAGTAGGATCAGTTACCTGTTTAGCTGTTACGTCTGCAAGAGTAGGCTGTTGAGCAGTCAGCGTAGATATGCTCTGTTGTTTAGTTGCAATATCTTTATCGAGATTACCAATCAAAGTGCTAAGCGTAGCCCTACGCGGATCATTCTCAGGAAGGGCACTAAGTTCCCTTGCGTAATTATCACGTTCTACTTTAGATGTGTTGATATCACTACGAAGATTAGCAATGCTACCACTCAAGTCAGCAGTAGTTGTAGTTGCTTGTCCACGAGTTTGCTGTTGGTATGCCTGAACATCTTCTTGATATTTCTTAAACAGATCAGCAGATGTTTTTGCAGCTTCAGTTTGTGTGCTATATGTATTAGCAGCCTTTATGATAGCATTAGCATTCCAGTCAGCATCAGATTGTTTTCTAAATCCTGTTTGAACTACTGCACCAGTGTCAAACACCATATCAAACCCACCAGTTGCATTCTTTTGCAACGTATAGGATGTAGGTTTTTCACCTGACTTTAGAACATTGGTAGCAGCAGACACAATATCAGGACGACTAATACCAATATCTGTTACAATTTTAGTAGGGTCATCTACAGTAGATATAGGCGGCGGGGCAATAGGAATACCTACAGGTGTAGTGGTAGCATCAGCAGTGACATCACCACCGGGAGCCATTTTAATAGTAGGCATAGTGCTATTGGACAGCATCTTTTGTGCTGATTCAGCATACTGATTAATACGACTGGCTGCATCAGGATTTTGAGACAGAAAGTTTTGAACATTGGAACTGTCTACATACCCGCCATACCCCATTTTCTTGATGAGGGTTACTGTTTGTTCGGGAGTAAATCCGGCAAATTTTTTAGCCATGTCTTTTACCTTACTGCGATTGCTGCTGCTTAATCATCTGCTCGACATACTGCCGAATAGCCTTAATGTTTTCATCAATGCGAGCCATAGCCACAGCCTGATCTTGCACAATCTTTTCTAGACTTGCAGTGCGCGCATCGAGCCTCACGATATCCATAGCATTACGATCAATAGTGCTGCTCATGTTGCTTACAGTCCACACAATAGCTGCAGCTTGCATGACTAATGCAACGATAAGGGAAATGGGAACACTCTTGCTAAGATGCCAAGACTCTTTGTTCTCTTCCATTTTATTGTCACTCCGGTTTAACAGGCCATGTAATACTGTAGGGGAAGCCTTCTTGTTGAGGGATGTCCCGAAGTGCTTGGCGATATGCCGCCCATGCAGCTTGATCAACAGGAGCATCTGCTACTTGTGTCCAATCTGAAGCTGCTAGCAATTTGTTACGATTAGCGCGGACTTCTTCAGTGGTAGGTGGAGCAGTTACAGCAGCAATTTCTTCACTGGTATAGGGACGAATTGTTTGTTCGCCAGTTGCTGCGTTAGTGATGACTTCAAAATACTCCATGTTATTTCACCCCGTAAACCAAGATTGAGCCAGCATCAAAGTTGCCTGTCACAAGCACAAAAGAAATACTTGTAGACGCATTTGTTATAGTTAAATCACCGCTAAGTGTGGTATTTCCACCTCCAGAAGTAATATTAGAAGCATAAGTTCCTACCCCAAGGTCTATGTTAATCATTCCATACCAAGAGTTGCCTGCACTACTTAGCGCGCTACCAATTGCATTTCCTTCCAAAGTTAAAGTAGAAGCACCTGAAGTTCCACTTACCGCTCTAACTTCAATATAAAGAAGGCGGTAGTTTGTTAAAGTAAGCCCAGAAAGCGTCTGTGTAGTGCCGCTTGTTGTTGTAATAGTTCCAAGAAGCGTATAACTATTTGTTGCTGGAGGTGCTGCGCTTGTCCACGTTGATCCGTTAGATGTGAGAAGATTACCACTTGTTCCCGGTGCAACAACTTGGAACGAAGAGGTTCCATTTCCGAGCAGGACATTATTTGCTGTAAATGAGGATGCGCCAGTTCCGCCATTAGACACAGAAAGATCAGTGCCAGACCAATTTGAGTTATCAATAGTAGAAAGTGTCGCTAAACTTCCGAGTCCAAGAGACGTTCTTGCTGTAGCACCGTTCTCTGCAACCCAAGTTGCTCCATTTCCAACAATAAAGTTGCCATCCGTAACTGCAAGGCTAGCAATAGCAGTCAGATCACTATCAAGCGGCTGCTTGGCGTTAAGCTGGTTTTGAATGGAACTAGTTGCACTAGACAGATAGCCGAGTTCAGTGGCAGATACAGAAGATGCAGCAACCTTGCCTGAAGCATCAGACACGAGTGCCCGAGATGCAGTAAGGTTAGACGAAGTGATGCTCGATGCACCGCCAGTGATTGTAGCCTGTGCGCCAAGATTTGTCAAGGCACTTGCTGCACTTGTGGCACCTGTACCACCATTGGCAACAGCAAGAGTGCCAGCAATGGTGATAGTACCAGAGCCAGTGATGGGGCCACCAGAGGTAGTAAGACCAGTAGTGCCACCCGAGACACCAACAGATGTAACAGTGCCGCCACCAAGACTACCAGCAGAGATGAATGAAAGGTTGCCAGAGCCATCAGTCTGAAGCAGATCGCCAGAAAAACCATCCGTAGTAGGCAGCGTGAGTGTCACATTAGATGCAAGGTTAGCAGGAGCCTTAAGTGCAACATAGTTGCTACCATTTGTGGTAATCTCAGGCAAACGAATTTCAGCACCAGCAAGGGCATTGCCAGTGACAGTAAACGGAGAGTCTTTGACAGTGTTAAGCTGAGTTTGAATGTTGGATGTGGCACCACTGACGTAGCTGAGTTCAGTGCCTGTAGCAGAAATGCCAAGAGATGCAATAGCCGTGTTACCAGTCTCTGCAACCCATGTGGAGCCATTGCCTACAATGAAGGTGCCATCAGCTTTAGTGAGGGCAGCAATGGCGTCAAGATCAGCATCCCATGCCTGCACGTTTGTGCCAATAGCAACACCAAGAGTAGCACGTTGATCTGATACAGTAGCATCATCCAGCAGCGCACGAGCAACAGATGTAAGCGGAGTGACAGCATACGAATTGCTGCTTGTAGTGTAGATCATGCGATCTGCAGTAGTAGACAAGCCGCTAATGGATGTCAGCGCAGAGTTAAGCGGCTGCTTGTTGCCAAGCTGCGTCTGGATAGGAGATGTTACACCGCTGGTATAATTGAGTTCAGTAGACGTAGCCGTAATACCGCCTATAGCATTGATGCTTGCAGCGGTAGCAGTGATGGCAGTGCCGCCTAGAGTGATGCTGCCAACTTTGGCGTCACCCTGAAGATACAAATCCTTGAACTCTTTAGTCGTAGTACCAAGATCAACAGTGTTGTCAGTCTTAGGCTCAAGCGTAGAAGCAGTAGCCACAACATCTTGCGAAGGACCAATCTTGGTGATAGCTGCACCATTGGCTGAGCTACCATCGTGAACGTGTCCAGTTGAGGCATTGAATGCAGCCTCAATGGCGTTGAACTCAGCATCAAGATCGTCCGCGTCAACAACGCTACCGTTACTGATCTTGTTAGTAGTGTCTTGCCTGATATATCCAGCCATGTTAACGTCTTTCGTTTGTTGCGTATTCTAGAACCGCTGTGTCCAGCGTGAATGAACTGTTGATAGAATTGTCTTCAATACGAATTGCAAATGTTCTGCCTGAACCTATGATCAAGTTTCTGTATTCTTTTTCAAGGATAGCGCCATAGATAGCGGCACCATATACAGTGTTACTGCCACCGTACACAAATGTTGTAGTACCTGCAGTAGACACCGTGATCTGATTAGGTTGTATCACATTAATGGAATCAAAGTCAAGTCTAATTGATAAACTAAACTCAAATGTTCCATCAGGATCAACAAAAAGTGTCAGCCTATGATACGTCTTCCTGACTTGAGGATCAGTGATGGGCATAAACGGAGATTGATAGATAGCCTCAATGTCTGCGCCATCAAAGCCATTCGTCTGCTCAAGTCGATACACGTAGCCATCGTTGTTGGCAAACACAATGACTTCGCCCAATGCTGTATAGCGAGAGTCAGCCACACGGGCTTTTATACCTTTGGTTTCAGCCCACGAAAAACCAGTACCGCCTTGATCGACAAACTTTGTGCCGATGATGCCTTTGGCTGCTTCTTTTTGCTCTGAGGTAATATACCCAAAGATACGATACTGAGCTTTTTCCCTAAGCACAACACTGCAAAAGCTGTTAGACAAGGTAGTAAATCTGTCTATATCTTTCTTGATAGCTTTAGATGCAACGTCAAGGCCGAAGTCACCGATACGTTCCGTGGCACTGAGAGTGCGAAGGCCATCAGGGGCAAGGAACATAATATCGCCACCGACTTCCTGAATGGAGTCACCATCAATACAACCAATGTCTTCAGCAATAGGCTGTAGTTGGAAGTCGGCAATCGTGTTACCTACAAGTCTGACAATCTTGTTGCGGCTGAATACGATAAGCTGTTCACGGAAGGCGATGATGCCAGTAATTTCATGTGCAATGTTAATGGTGCCACCACCACTTGCAGCAGAGAAGTCAGTGTAGCTGAAGGGGGCACTAAAGATTAGGTTACGACCTTTGGCTACAAAGATGGCATTCTTGAATTGAGCAACATACTGAGCACCAACTACATCTGCAGGATAGCCTGCAGGAAAAGTCATCGTGTCAGTGTCATCTTCAAAGACACCGGGGCTGTTGACACCATCTACAAAGAAGATACGATGAGTTCCATCGAAGTTAAAATCAGTGCCACGAACAGTACCACCGAGAGCAGATGCTGTAGCAATGGTAGACCATGCAGCACCAACATTGATGTAGTAACGAGTAACATTGCTGGCATTCTTACGAGCAGCAATTACCTTAGTGCCGTTGACAACCTTTACACCAAGAATATCATCACTACCCGGAATAGCACCAGCAATGTACTTTGAGAAGCCCATGATCTTCTTGTAGCCGCCTTCAAGTGACGGCTCAAAGTTCTGCAATATCGTGGCTGAGCCTACAGCATTAATACCTTGCTGTAATGGACTCAAATTTGAAATGAGTCCACCGCGAAATTCAATAGGAAATGTTTCCCATCTTGTAGGCAATTTATCCGAGCCTCACTACAGAAGCACTAACAGGACTACGCAATACCATTGTACTACGCAAGTATTCATACCGATTGATGAGAAGAGAACGCATGTTCTTTATTCCAGCATCAAAGCGTTGTAGAGACAATGCAGCATTCTCTGTGTCACCACGGAACAGATACGCATGATACATAGCACCTTCTATAATAACATGCCGAAACTGCTCAGGAATGTTAGGTACATCATCAAATAGAATGAGATCAAAAGGAAGGCGGTAGTATTCGTAGACTACAGTGTACGCTTCATTAGGCGGCGGATAGAGGCCATACTCTTGCGAAGGAGTGCGGAATACGATATGAGGGACACCACGAATGCCAGTATCTGTGGTATTATACTCAGCATCAACGTACCGCTCAACATATTCTTCGTAATCATACGTCTGCAACTTACGAGACTCAACATTCAGCGCATTGTCACGCTTCAGCCTGAAGCTGTCCATGTTGACAGTTTTCATCTCAGTAGGAAACTGATACCGCACTACACCAGCAGTAACAGTTTCTTCAGCAGTAACGTGATTGAAGGGCCACTCGTATTGCTGATGATTGATGGTACGAATGGAGGAGTTCACTGCATCTTTGGCAGAGTTGTAAAAGCCTGTAGCTGAAGCAAAGTTAGCAGAAGTAAGCGGAACTTCATTAAGCCTAGAGTTGATGTCATTCACAAGACCGAGAAAATTGTAAGCCATCTTACTTTTCCTTTATCATCAGAAATACAACTCGCTCAGCTACAAAACCAGATGTGTCTGTTATCTGACAATAAATCTTGTACTTCTTATTGAGCGTTCCGTTGCTAAGATTGATTACAGCTACAGTCTGCGAGTTAGAGATGGCAGTATTAGTCAAACCATCAATGGTGTTGTTGATGATGAATGGTTGCTTTACACCATCAGCATCTTCAATGAACCAGCTTACAACAGCTATTGTTCTGCCCGGAGACAGAAAGCGTGACCAATCTACTGTGTAGTCCAGTAGTTCGTCAGGGTCTTTATTAGGCCACGTGAAGCTCATTAGAGTACCTACAATTGTAATCAGGCAGCGTAAACAATTCTGTTTTCAGATATAACATAGGCTGTATTCTTACGTGTACGAAGAACGTATAGTGATGTTGGGAAGGCAAAGGAAGGAATATGCCCTGCAATAGCAATGTCCTTAACTGGCACAAAGATAGTCTTACCGGCAGCAATGAGAGGCACCACACCCGATACTGCAATATTTGCTGCAGGCGGGAATATAGCAGCGCCTTTACTTACGATAGGAGCAACAACTGCTATAGTAATATTGTAAGACGGTACAGCAATGAATGCACCAGTGCTTACAATCGGCGCTTGCCCTGCAACCGCAATGTCCTTTGCAGGAACAACTACTGTCTTACCAGCGTTGATCTGAGGTGCAAATGCTGCAACAGCAATGTCAGCAGCAGGCACAAATACAGACTTACCTGCAGATACAAGAGGCGTTTCAGCGTTTACAACTGTATCAGCAGCAGGAACAAATACAGTTTTACCAGCATTTATAGCAGGAGTTTCACCAGCAACAGCAATGTCAGCAGCAGGAACAAATACAGTTTTGCCTGCATTGATTACAGGAGCAGCACCAGCAAGAGCAATATCAGCTACAGGAACGGCGACAACAATGACGCCGCTCTCACCTAAAGGGGTTGAAGCTAAAGGTGCAAATGCAAGCATCTACTGTACTTTCTTATGCAAGAGTAGGCAAAGCCGTTTCAAGACGTTCAATGTCGTCTTCATCACAAAGCGTACCGTATTGTATTTCGATGATACGAAGCTGTTTATCTGTAGGGTTGCTCAAGCAGTGCCATGCGTTTACAGCAATCTCAACTGTGTCATGTAGTTCAAGAAGATGTGCAGTGTTGTTAACAAAGGCTACAGCAGTACCTTCTGCAACATGCCAATGTTCCGAGCGATGATGATGCCGCTGCATACTCAGCTTGTGCCCCGGCTCGACAACGAGTTCCTTGACCTTCACGCCCGGTGCCTCATGCAGCACCCGGTAGTGGCCCCATAGCTTCTCGACAGTCGGAGCCTGCCACTCGCGCAGTATCCACGACGACGAGTTCTGCTTGTCCTCACCGCCGACGCCGAAGACGAAGGTGACGCCCTTGGCTGTCATCTCGGGGATGTTGTCGCGCGTCCGGTCGCCCCCGTTGGCAAAGATCAACTTGTCCTCTGGATACATCTCACGGACCGCTTCGATCAGCTTGAGGGCGGTGCCGTCCTTGTCGTCAAACGAGATCGCCGCATCGACGCAGCCCAGCGCACGGATGATCGCCAGCCGCTCTTGCAGAGGCATGAAGGCGCGACCCTTCTTGCAG